ATATTAGCAGAGAATAATAAACCTCGTCTTTTGTATTACTTAAGACGTAGAGGATACAGGGGATTTAGTATGAATAGACCTGACAAGATATGGAACAAGCTATCTGTAGCAGAAAAAGAAGTAGGTGGAATACCTAACTCAAGCGAAGATATAAAACAAGCTCATGCAGCGGCTATTGAAATGTATATACAAGATCACGTTGGCATGAAACAAGATGGAACTTTTGGAGATTTATATTTTAATGAGCTACTAAATGATTGGAGTAGATTTGATATAAACAAAAGAACAAAGCATGATGCCTCTATAAGTTCTGGTCTAGCTGTTATGGCTAACAACAGGCACTTGTACGCACCAAATGCAAAAGTTGAAAAACCAAAACTAAACTTAAGCATTGCAAGGTATAAAAACGAAGGTAACGCTTCTCAATTAATTAAAAAACAATATGATAGGTAAATTTCCAAGTCAAGTAGTTAGTGACGTAGAAAAAATAAGTTATGAGTACGGGTTGAAAGTAGCTCAAGCCATCGATTATGAATGGTTTGGTTCTGATAGTAATTTAAGCAATAGAACTAACAGCCGATATAATACTTCAAAAAATAATTTTCATAACTTAAGACTATACGCAAGAGGCGAACAATCTATTCAAAAATACAAAGATGAATTATCTATTAACGGCGATTTATCTTATTTAAATTTAGACTGGAAACCTGTTCCAATTATACCTAAATTTGTAGATATAGTAGTTAATGGTATGGCTGAAAGAATGTACGATATAAAAGCTTATTCACAAGATCCTTACGGCGTGGCTAAAAGAACTGAGTATATGGAGTCTGTTTTAAAAGATGTTAGAACAGAAGAATTAAATAAGTTATCTCAAGTAGCGTTTGGCATTCCGCTAAACGAAAATAAAAAAGAAACTTTACCGGAAACAGAAGAAGAAGTTGCATTGCACATGCAGCTTACTTATAAACAGTCTGTAGAATTAGCAGAAGAGCAAGCATTAAATGTTTTGCTAGAAGGAAATAGATATGAACTTACTAGAAAAAGACTTCTTAGAGATTTAACTGTTATTGGTATTGGTGCTGTAAAAACTGATTTTAACACGTCTGAAGGTGTGACAATTAATTATGTTGATCCAGCTAATTTAGTTTATTCTTATACTGAATCTCCTTATTTTGACGACGTATATTATGTTGGTGAAATAAAGTCAATACCTATAAATGAACTAGTCAAACAATTTCCTCATTTAACAAACGATAAACTAGAAGAAATAACAAGCAAAAACTACGGTGGCCATAGCAATACTTATAGTTCTAGAAAAAAAGACACTAATAAAATAGAAGTTCTTTATTTTAACTATAAAACCTATATGAACGAAGTTTATAAAGTTAAAAAGACTGGAACTGGCGCTGATAAAATTATACCAAAAGACGATTCATTTGATCCGCCTGAAAACTTAGAAGGTGGATATACTAAAATGATAAGGCAAGTAGAGTGTCTTTTTGAAGGGGCTTTAATATTAGGAACTGACATGCTTATTAAGTGGGAAAAATCACAAAATATGATGCGTACAAAAAGTGATTTTACCAAAGTTAAAATGAATTATTCTATTGTAGCACCAAGAATGTACGAAGGTAGAATTGAGTCTTTAGTTAGTAGATGTACTGGTTTTGCTGATATGATACAACTTACACACTTAAAACTACAACAAGTAATGTCTAGGTTAGTACCAGATGGTGTTTACTTAGATGCCGATGGTTTAGCTGAAATTGATTTAGGCAATGGAACCAACTACAGCCCACAAGAAGCTTTAAACATGTTTTTCCAAACAGGATCTGTTATTGGTAGATCATTTACTTCTGATGGCGATATGAATCCTGGTAAAATTCCTATTCAAGAAATATCTTCTGGAAGTGGTGGTGGCAAGATGCAAAGCTTAATTCAAACTTATAACTACTATATGCAAATGATAAGAGACGTTACTGGGCTTAACGAAGCTGCTGATGGATCTAAGCCAGATAAGTATTCTTTAGTTGGCGTACAAAAACTAGCTGCTGCAAATTCAAACACAGCTACAAGACATATATTACAGGCTGGATTATTTTTAACAGCAGAAACTTGTGAAAAACTCTCGCTTAGAATATCTGATATTATAGAGTATTCTCCAACAAAAGATGCTTTCATTCAGGCCATAGGAGCACATAACGTTGCTACACTTGCTGAAATGTCAGAGTTACACTTATATGATTTTGGTATATTTCTAGAGCTAGCGCCAGATGAAGAGCAAAAAATGCTATTAGAAAATAACATACAAGCTGCAATTGCACAGCAAGGGATAGATTTAGAAGATGCTATTGATCTTAGAGAAATTAAAAATATTAAACTTGCAAATCAACTTTTAAAAATTCGTAGAAAAAAGAAAATTGAAAGAGATCAAAGAATGCAGCAAGAAAATATAAGAGCTCAAGGCGAAGCTAATCAACAAACTCAAGCAGCTGCGGCTCAAGCTGAGGTTGAAAAAAGAAAAGCTTTAGTACAAACAGAAATAGAACTAGAGCAAGCCAAAGCTCAAATGGAATCCCAAAGACTACAACAAGAAACAGAAATGAAAAAACAGTTAATTGAGACTGAATTTAATTTTAAAATGCAATTAGCTAAAATGCAGTTAGGGCAAGGTAATGGAAAAGAATCACAAAAAGAAGATAGAAAAGATGAGAGAACTAGAATTCAAGCTACTCAACAGTCAGAACTTATAGATCAAAGAAATAATGGTAAACCACCTAAAAACTTTGAGAAAACAAGTAATGATACACTAGGTGGCTTTGGTCTAGGTATGTAAATTTATTAATTATTATTATATTATATTATGGAAGAAAACAAAAAAGAAAAACCAGCTGTAGATAATGCTGTAGAAAAAATTAAAATTAAAAAACCTAAAAAGAAAAAGTTTGCGCCAGACAATGAAATCACAAAACTTGATCTTTCTAAAAAAACCGAAGAAATTGACAATATTATAAAAGTTGATTTAAAAGAACCAAAAGATGAAACTAAAGAAAATAACACTGACAACGACGGAGTGGTTGCAGTCGCTGAAAATGCCGACGCCCCACAAGAACAAGAAGAAGTACAACCGGAAGCTGAAGCACAAGAAGCTCCAGCATTAGAAGAAATTACCAACGAACAGGTTGAAGAGGTTGTTGAAGAAGCAATAGCTGAAGCCGAGGCTACTGGAAAGCCACTACCAGAAAATATTCAAAACTTAGTTAGTTTCATGGAAGAGACTGGTGGAGATTTAAATGACTATGTTAAGCTCAACAAAAATTATGATGATTATGATAATCAAGATTTACTTGTTGAATACTACAAACAAACAAAACCTCATTTAGACAATGAAGAAATTAACTTCCTTATGGAAGATCAATTTTCTTACGACGAAGATGTAGACGAAGTAAGAGATATTAAAAGAAAAAAATTAGCGCTTAAAGAGCAAGTTGCCAGCGCTAAAAGCCACCTAGACGGGCAAAAGTCTAAATACTATGAAGAAATTAAAATGGGTTCAAAGCTTACGAGTGAGCAACAGAAAGCAATTAATTTTTTTGATAGATACAACAAAGAAGAAGCAGATCGTAGTAAACTCCTTGAAAAAAACACTTCTACTTTTTTAAATAAAACCAATCAGGTTTTTAACGACAAATTCAAAGGTTTTGAATATAACGTCGGAGACAAAAAGTATAGGTTTAATGTAAAGGATACTAATAAAGTTAAAGAAACCCAAAGCGACATTAATAATTTTGTCAAAAAGTTTTTGAACGAAAATAAAACAATGGAAGATGCTGCAGGTTATCACAAATCACTGTATACGGCTATGAACGCTGATACTATTGCTACTCATTTTTATGAACAAGGCAAGGCTGACGCTATGAAAAATAGTGTTGCTAATGCTAAAAATATAAACATGAATCCTAGAGGATCTCATGGAGAGGCTAGTAGTACAGGCGGTTTGCAATACAAAGTATTAGGTGAAAATTCTGCTGATTTTAAGTTTAAAATTAAAAACAAAAATAAATAAAAATTTAAAATAAATAATTATGGCAATTACAAGTGCGAGCGGCATAGACGCTGCTCCAAGACAACAAACGCTATCCACAAACTACATAGACTTTACGTCTGCTGCTACGGAAGGATGGGCGCAACAATACTTACCAGATCTTATGGCTCAAGAAGCAGAGATTTATGGTAAAAGAACAATCGCAGGATTTTTATCTCAAGTAGGAGCTGAAGAAGCTTCTACGTCAGATAGAGTTATATGGTCTGAACAAGGTAGATTACATTTAGCTTACAAAGCAACTAACGCTGATGTTTCTGCTAATATATTTACTATTACAGAAGATATTGATGGAAATACTATTGATGGTGGTGCTGCAAATGTACACGGTATACGAGTTGGTGATATAGTATTAATATCAAACGCTTCATTAACTTTAAGAGGTTATGTTTCAGCTAAAGCTGCTGCAACTGTGACTGTATTACCTTACGCTGCTGCTAACTTTGACACTGCTGGTTTTGCTGATAGTGCTGGTGCAAGTGCTTATAGAATACTAGTTGTTGGTTCTGAATTTGAAAAAGGTACTGATGGAAGAACTGCTGCAAATTCTCCTAAGTTTACTTCTCACTCTAACAAACACATTATTATGAAAGATTACTACGAAGTATCTGGATCTGATGTGTCTCAAATTGGTTGGGTTGAAGTTTCTGGTGAAGAAGGGCAAAACGGTTACTTATGGTACTTAAAAGCTGAAGGTGATACTAGAGCTCGTTTTACTGATTACTTAGAAATGTCTATGCTTGAAGCTGAAAAAACTGTAGCAGCTTCTGCTATTGGATTTGGTGATAATGGTCAAGTTAGAGGCGCTGCTGATGGGGGTCTTAACGGAGCTGGTACTGAAGGTTTATTTGCTGCTATTGAGTCTAGAGGTAATGTTACTTCTGGTGTTACTGGTGTTACTGCTGCTACTGATTTAGCTGAGTTTGACGCTATCTTAGCTGAGTTTGACAAGCAAGGTGCTATTGAAGAAAACATGATGTTTGTAAACAGAGCTACTT